AGGCGGTGATTGCCGAGCCGCCAGAGGTCGTCCGGCTGGCTGACAGCCGGACCGACTACCGGAATATCGTCGTCCGCGTGACGGTCGGATTTTGCTTCCGCCGCCATATCCAGAACGACGTCGACTTCAGGAACCTCAAAGCCCGTGAGCACCACCTCGAAGCCGTCGTCCAGTAAACCCTGCAATTCGACGGCAAGGATTTCCTTGTCCCAGCCGGCCTTCTCGGCGAGCCGATTATCGGCCAGGATATACGCCCGCTTTTGACTAGGGTTGAGGTGGCTGAGCTGCAGCGTCGGCACTTCCGCAAGACCCAACAGCTTGGCTGCCGCGACCCGGCCGTGGCCGGCGATAATCTGGTCGCTCTCGTCAATCAGGACCGGATTTGTGAAGCCAAATTCCTTGATAGCGGCGGCGATTTGCTTGAGCTGTTTGCGCGAATGGGTTCGAGCGTTGCGCGAATACGGCTTTAAGTCCGTCACGGCGCGATAGGTGATTGCCAATTGCACGGCGTCCTCCTCTTCCAATGGGTTTAAAACGAGGTCGCAGGGGAGGGCTCAGAGATTGAGCGTGGACCGGCGACATGCTTCGGAGGCCTTGCCATGCAAGTCCTTCGAGCCCATTGGACGTCACGTCCGCATTGTACGCGTTACCTTGCAGGATTGCCGGCTAGGCCGACTCCGGGGCCAACCCACGAAACATCACGTTATCGCGGCCTGGCCTCTCCTTGCTTCTCACGTCGATGCAGTTGTGCACCTATCGAGCTTCAGACTCGAAGTGAAGCGAACATCTGAGCATGGTTGGGATGCTGCACGAGCAAGCCTTCCGCTGTGGGGCGTGATTCCCCGCTATCCTGTTCTCTTGGAAAAAGTTAGCTGTTACCCCATGACGGCGGCCTGATAGTTGAAAAAATTTCCCTGTTCGAGATCTTAGGGAATTCTGCCGCTAAGTCTTTGATCGTCCGGACCGAAGTCAGGGGTAGATTCGCAGAACAGGGCCGATATTGGTAAAGTTCCCTGCAAAACGCCAGTTATCAGGCCCGACGGGGCGGAGACTGGTTCGCATATGACTGCGCACACCACCACCCAGTCTTCAGGTATCGAACTCCGCGGGTGATACGCGCATTTGTCCCGTGAACAGCGGGCTTTTTCGAGTTCGTCCTTGTCTCCGCGTCAGTCTCTGCAAGACAAAAAGGCGGATCTGGACCCTCCGTCTCTGCATCGAAAAATTCCGTTCCCGACTCGGATGTCAGAGACCGGTTCGATGACTGGGTGGTTCAATGAAGGTGTTTGTAACGACGGTCGTTGGATCGGAAGAGGCCCAATCGGAATGGATGCCGTGACAGATTATCTGATTGTAGGTCAGACCGTGCTGTGTTGCATAAGCATCCGGGTTGGGAATTGTAAATACAGGGCGGTCCATGCAATTCACGATCAAACTGCCGCCCGGCGGCTTGATCATGTGCATCACAACTAGCTGCTCAATATCTGCGTTCTCTGAGGTCCATTGCACGGTGGACGCTGTCGATGGACTGCAATATCTCCACCATCCAGTCCTTGAAAACCACGCGTTTCCGGCACGACGCCAAATAGTGCGTTTCTGCGGGGATTTCCGACCACTCTTTCCCGGATTTTTGTCTCTGTGAGCGCTCACCCATTTTGGTGGAGATTTTTGACGGCCTGTCTCTGCATCCAAAAATTCCGTTCCCGGCGGCCGGGCTCGGGTACGAATCCGACCGCACTTGCAGCCGTAATTCCGCGTTTTGCGCCGCGGTAATTCAGGGATCTCGGGTCGGCGCGGCAATTATTCCGGATTGAGTCCGAGCGCCTCAAACTGCCGGCTCCATTCGGTCGGCGGATCGCGGAGCCGCTCGATGCCGATGCCACGTGGTAGACGACCTTCTACGGCAGCTTTCATAAGATTAGGAGCGAGGAAGGCGAGCGAGATGGTCATATTGACTTGCCGGACGCTGCAATTCTCGCGAGTGCAAAGCTCTGCGACCGTGGTCACTCGACCTGAGACAACGTCATCCAGCCACCGACGACCTCGCGCGATTGCACCGACTAGGCGCGCCCGGCGCTCGAACTGTTCCGGACGGACTTTGCTTCGAGATGCATTATGCGGGAGCAGGATCTGGCGGGATCTTTTGGATGGTGGTTTCTGCCAGGGACTTGTGAGCGACCGATCATCCGGGGAATCGGATGGTTCGTCTGCGTTTTCCGATTTGAGTCGAACGACTAGCCTGTCCTCGTACACAACGATCCCAGCGACCAGCTGTGCGACGGCGCCGCGATCCCCTGAGAGCACATTGCTGGTTGTCGACCTGTCCTGTTTGGCAGCGAGGTGCTCCTTCAGGAGTTTTACCACCACTGCTTCGATGTCGGCGGCGGGAACGCGGGCGACCGACCCGGCTGACGCGGTCTTTGCCTCTCCATGCAGGAAAGGCGTCGAGACGTAGTAGCGATAGCGGACGCCAGCTTTCGTGGCGTGGGTTGGGACCATACGATGGCCGGCATCATCGAACAGCAACCCTGCCAGCAGATGGTCGGACTTGCTACGTACGACGGTGCGGTGGGACCATTGGGCGAGGGATTTCTGTCGGACCGCTTCAAACAGCGCGCGATCCATGATCGAAGGTTGCTCGCCCGGCAGGATCTCGTTCTTGTATTTGACCTCACCGATATAGAAGTGATTACCCAACAGATAGTACAGCGCGCCACGGCCGAATTGGATGCCGCCGCGCGTCGCACCCGTCGCGAGCTGCTTTGTTTTGGTTCGGATGTTGCGTTCTCTGAGGTCCCGTACCAGTTCGTTGACGCTGCCGAGTTCCAGGTATCGCCGGAAGATTGATCTGACCAACTCAGCCTCTTCTTCGACAATGGCAATCTTGCCGTCCTTCATCTCATACCCGAGAGGAAGGTTGCCCCCGACCCAGATCCCTTTTCGCTTTGATGCTGCGATCTTGTCGCGGATGCGCTCCGAGGTGACCTCCCGCTCGAACTGGGCAAAGGACAGGAGCACATTGAGCGTTAGCCGCCCCATCGAGGTCGTGGTGTTGAACTGCTGGGTGACCGAGACGAATGACACGCGGTGGGCATCGAAGAGTTCGACTAGCTTGGCGAAGTCCGCCAACGACCTCGTCAGGCGATCGACCTTATAGACAACGATGACGTCAATCTTCCGGGCGCGGATGTCCTCCAGCAATCGCTGCAGATCGGGACGGTCGGTAGACCCACCGGAGTATCCCCCATCGTCATAGCGGGACCGGATCAAGGTCCAGCCGGCATGGGCCTGACTCTTGATATAGGCGGAGGCAGCATCGTATTGGGCATCCAGTGAGTTGAACTCCTGATCGAGCCCCTGCTCGGTAGAGACCCGCGTATAGATCGCACAGCGGACCGGTTTGACCGAAGGATCCTTCATGGCTGAGCCTCTGTTGTCGATCGATCCTCCTTGTCCCGGAGACCAAAGAACCGCGGACCGTTCCACTTTGTGCCGGTGATGGCGAAGGCTACCTTGGAAAGGCTGTCATAAGTCTGGCCGTTCCAGGCAAAGCCGTCGGCCATCACCATCACCCGCTGCGACTGTCGATCCCACTCCCGCATCAGAACCGTGCCCGGAGTAAGCTCGGTTCGCTTCTGGTCGAAGCTAGCCAGACGGGCGGACGTTGCCGGTCCAGTCTCCTTCGCAACCGTTCGATCCAGCACCTGCTTGGTTTCGTGATCGAGATCGCCAGAGCGATCAGCCTGGATTTGATAGGCGATGATCGAAAACAACAGATGCCGCGTTAAATGAGCAGGGGCCTGTCTCTGAAAGACACTCTGCCAGCGTGCATGTAACCCCCTAAGATCGAGACCGCGCAGATGCGCGATCTCGTCCTCAACAGGCGTCTTGGTCGGGGCACGACCATTGCGACGTTTCTTCTGCATCGCATCAGGCCGCCTGCTTCACGCGATCCGCAGCGGCGGACGAAGCTTTGCCATCTTTGATGCGATAGACTCGACCCTTGTCAGTTTGCTCTGAAACAATGTTGAGCCCGAGCTTCTTACGGACGACACCGGCAAGAAAGCCGCGCACCGAATGCTGCTGCCAATCCGTAGCAGTCATGATCGCTGCGATCGTTGTACCCGTGGGCATCCGCAGCATTGCGATGATGCGGGCGTGCTTGGTATTGGGTCGCACGGCTGATCTGGATGATGCAGGCGCCGATCGCTTGCGAGACGGGGCCTTGGCGGTCTTCCGGGCGGTTGAGCGGGTCGCAGCCTTCGGCTTGGTTTTGGGCTTGGTTTTGGGCTTGGCCATGGGATCCTCCGAGGTTCATGCGGCGCCATCCGCCGCACCACCTCAGCCCCACCCGGCAAATCGCCCGGTAGGGCAAGACCCCAAGCGCGCTCAGCCGCTCCAGGTCACCACAGCAACGCTCCGATCAAGCCCGAATGCCAGTCAATTCTGAGCAAGATAGTTGCTCATTTCCACAGATCCTGCTTCCACTTCGCTGAGGCACTGGAAGGTGCCGGCATCGAGGTGTGGTACCGACCCAACGGATAAACTCGAGCAGCGGTGATTGAGAACGCCGGTTGCGCTCCCGCCTGACAGGAGCCCAGCATGTCCGTAACTATCCTCCCTTTCATCGAAGGCCAGCCATTCAATCCTGATGTAGTTCGCATCATGGGTGAGGCATACGACATGGCGTGCGACGCGCTGCATGACTCAGGCCAGCCCACGATAGTGCGAGAGGTCATCGCAAAACACGTCATCGACATCGCCAAAACAGGCGAGTTTGATGCGCAGGAAATTTGCAATCGCGTATTGTTGGTCTTTGGAGTCACACGGTAAGGCCCCTCAGTTGGCTGCCTCTTTCATTCCCTGTTTTCGGACTTGTCCCGCTCACGCCGCGCAAATGTCTTGGCGGCTAGTTCCGCCTGATCCCTGCTGAGCTGTTCTGGCCTAACGCGACGGCCTGGAACGTCATTCCAGTAAAAGAACCGACTCGGCCGGCCATCGGAAAACCGGACCTCGTAGCGGCCAACAGCGGCGACTTCAATCATAGCGGCTCAGTGGCCGTGCTGCTGGGCAATGGCGATGGAACCTTCCAACCTGCGGTGACCTACAACTCGGGTGGGCAAACCTTCGTCGTCGCCATTGCGGACTTGAATGGCGATGGCAAGCTCGATCTGGTTGTGGCGAACTTTTCGGGAACGGCGGTGGGTGTACTGCT